TCGCCACCAACTGCGTCAGCCGCTGCGACGCCTTGCGCTCGGCTTCCATCATGGGCATGCTGCCCTTCGTGCCGAGCCCGATCGCCGTCGGGTGCATGATCGCTCCGGCGTAGACGGTCGACGTCGAGACCGTCGCCGTCGCGACGTTGTTGGTCTCGAAGATCAGCACGCCGTAGAGGGTGCCGACCGCGCCCGTGGCGACGATCTGCTGGCCCTGCGCGCCGAACACGTTCGCGTCGTCGAAGATAGGCAGGAGCGCCTGCCACTGCTTGGCGTGGAGCACCGCGACGCGCTTGTCGGTCGGGATGTTGTCGATGTTGAGCTGCGTCACCGCCGCGATGAACAGCGTCTGCGTCAGCGGACCCGAGTTGCTGCCCGTGCTGCTGTTGAACGCCGCGAACAGCGCACACACGTCTTGGTCCTGAATGCGCTGCAACGCTTCTGCCGCGGCCTGTCCCGCGATGCCGCCCTCGGTGATCGCCTTCTGCGTCACCGCGTTCGACGGGCTCATCACGTCTTCCACCGTCGCGTTCAGCGAGAGGTCCGTGACCTCAAACCGGATCGCGTGCTCCGACACCGTCGCATCAGCGGAACCCGTGGTGTCCAGCGCCGAGTTCGTCGTGAAGTCCGCCGCTTCCGTGATCGCCAGGGCGCTCACCTTGTCATAAATGGGGAACCTGGCCACGAGCGTGTCCTCGCCTGTGATGTCCTTGATCGTGACGAATCCCGTCACCCCAGGCCGCTCTGCGAAGTACAGCTGCCCAGCGTTCCAGCTCGCGTTGCGAATCATCTTCGTCAACGTGGTGGTCGTCGTTTCACCGGCCATGTCTCAAACTCCCGGCCCCGCCCCTGCCTACCGACTGCCGCCGCGCGGCTTGTCGAACCCTGGGCCTACTTGCAACCCACCGGGTGCCGCCAAGCTGTCACGGACCGCATCTCGGATCTTCTGGTCCTTGAAGTCCGATGGCTTGAGGTTCGCGAGGTCCTTGCCTTCCAATCCGTTATCACCGCCGGCGCTTCCGCTGCCGACCTTACCGCTGCCACGCATGATGTGCTTCCGCCTCGGGTGTGACTCGATCAACTCGCCGATCGCCTGGTCGAATGCTGCTGGCTGCCCCGTCTTCAGGTCTACGATGTTCGTGCCGTTCATGCCGCGCACGATGACGCGGCGCCGAGCCGGTCCGCCGTTGACGCCTGGCAAGACCTCGATGGCCACGTTGCCGGCGAAGTATGACTGCGCGATCTCCGGCAGCAGGACCGTCTTGCCTGCTTCGCCGAACCACTCGGTCGCGCCCGAGAACGCCAGGCCAATCAGCGTGTCGTTCAGTTCCTTCTCTGTCGCTGCTGCCGCCGCCTGCGCATTCGCGACGACTTGCCGCTCGTCGTCGAGCGCCTTCGCGTGCTTAGCCTCGATCTGCGACCGCCAGCTGTCGAACTCGCCGCTCTTACGCTTGCGCTCTTCCTCGGTATTCTGCGCCTCGAGTTCGAGCTGGCTCCAGCGCGCGCGGTCCTCCTGGCTCGGGAGCTGCTTCTGGATCTCTTCGAGTTGCTTCTTGAGCCGCGCGCCTTCGGCCCGTGCCACGTCTGCCTCATACTTCGCGCGCTGCACCTCGTCAGCATCCGGTTCCGGCGGTGCCGGCGGATTCGGATCCGGCAGCGGCGGCACTGGATCGACGCGGTCGGTCCGCACGCCGTAGCGCACTGCGATGTTCTTCCAAGTCCTCGGATCGATATACCTCTTACGCATCAGTTGTCTCCACGCCCGCCAGTGGCGGACTGACAGCGAGCTCGGCGAACAGCTCCCATAGCGGACCGTCGAGCAGCGATTGGCGAAACGCGTGCACCTTCTGGGCGATGCCGTCCTGCTTTGCGAGCTGTTCGCGCATGGCATCGCATTCGGCAGACTTTAGGATCAGCCGCGCCTGAAGCTCGTTGACGTCCTGGTTCGCGCGGTCGAGGCGCATCTTGTACTTCCCGAACCGCTGGCGGGCATCATCGGCTGCCTTGCGGAGGTCGTTACACTGGTTCTCTGCGTAGGTCAGGCGCTCGCCAGCCTGGACTGCCATGCGGCGCCAATAGGTAACGTCGGTGAGGTCAGGCTTCGGTGCCAGCGTGAGCTGCGTCGTCGTCTGGATCGGCACGACGTTTCCGACAACCATGTCGCCGCGGACAGTCGTTGTTTCGTCGGCAGCGGGCAGCTTATCTGGCTCGACGCGGATGTGCTTAAATTCACCAGCCATATGGCGCCTTCTTCTTGCGTGGCTTGCGCTTCTTCTTGGCCACTATGCGGCCCTCCTGGCAGCAGCGATAGACGGCGGCCTGACGGCTACGGCGCATCTGCAATTCGGATGAGCGGGAGGCGCGGCGATCGGCTTGCCGCGGCTCACGAACATCGCGCCTAGCGGCACCGTCGCGTCGTTCAGCGCGGCACAGAACGGGCACCGCTTGTCGTCGTCGGTCGTCAGCCATACCTTGCGGCTGCGCGGATCCAGCATGCCGCGCCGCACGGCGTCATCCCAAGCTGCGATCTGGCCCTGGCTCGACGCGGCGGCCGTCTCGGTGCGGGCGATCATCAGCGCGCGCTGGCGGAGGAGTCGGTCAGCGAACGTCGCCGCGCGTGCAGCGATGGTCCGTTGCGCAATCCCGCTCGCACGCAGCACGGCACGCAACCGCAGGACGGCTCGTGCCTGGCGCTCTGTCAGTCCCACCAGCGGACGGACCAACCTGGCGACGTCGCGCGGCGTAATACCCTCGGCGAATGCGCGGGCCACGATGCTCCTGATAGCACGCCGCGTCTCTTCCGTCACGCGCGTGACGAACTGCGCCGCCTGGCGTCTGGCCGCGGCGACAGCGAACGGGTCCATATAGTCGAACGCCATGTCGATGCCGGCGTCGATGAGCAGCGAGCGCCCGGATAGGACGCCGAGACCGAATACGCGCTGCAGGGCCGCCGTCGCAGGCCTAAGCCGCAGCGGAAGCGTCGCGGACAGGTCGTGCAGGCCTGCCGCGTCGCGCAGGATGAGCAGGTTCTCGAGGCGCTCGACCTGGATCTCGCCGCGGAACTGTTCGAGCGCGCGCAGGATGACGTCGCGCAGCGCTGGCGTCTCGCGGTCGGCCAGCCGACGCAGGCGCGCGATCGCCGCGAGTTCGCTACGCCGCGACATCCTTGCCCTCCTGCGCCTTCTTGATGGCGTCGCCTTCCGGATCGCCCGTATCCGGCGGTGCGAGCATAGGCATCGGCATACCAGACTCCTCGTCCGGCTGCGCCTCGATCTCCTTATCGATCTTCTTCAGGTCCTCTGGCGGGATCTCTGGGTCGATGCGGCGCACGGCCTGCTTCTTCACGCGCTTGTTCATCGTCGGCCCAAGGCCCATGCCGAGCGCCTGCACCCAGGCTTCGAGGTCCGCGATGAGTGGGTCGAGGAAGAACTCGGTCGGATATTGCGCGATGACCTTCGCCTTGTCGAACGCCGCGTCTGCCGCACGCGGGTCCGGCGTCGTCCAGGCGAAGAACGCGCGCGCCATCTCCTGCTCAAGCTGCGCGAGCGCCTTCGCGAACCCCTGCAGCATCTCGTTCAGCTCGGTGTACTGCAGCCGGATCGACTCGCCGCTCTCGGCCGCGAGGCTGTCGCGCTTGTGACGCACGTGCGCGGCGCGGAACAGTTCCTGAACTAGGAACGCGAAGTTCTCGCGGATGACCGGCGCGACCTCCTGCGACGGCGTCTTGTACTCGATGTCGCCCTTTACGATCAGCGCCTTGCTGGTCCCGATGACGCCGCCGAGCGACGACCGTACCTCGTCGACGTTGCCCTCAGGCGGCACGTTCACCGTCAGTACCGAGAACGCCTGCGCGCGCAGGACCTCGTCTTCCTCGGACGCGCGGTTGTAGAGGGCGCGGATGACGTTCGAGTTGCCGGCCAGCGGACGGCCGAGCAGAGGACCCAGCTGGCTGGCCTTCGGGCGCAGGACCGACAGCGGCACCAGGCCGAGCTTCGGCGTGTCGCTGCCGACCAGGACGCCGCGAAAGTCGTAGCGGGCCCAGCCCGTCTCGTCCCACAGGAGGTACTGCCTGGCATCGTCGCCGACCGGCAGCGGGTCGACGATGGATGGCACCGGCGCGTGTTCGAACAGCTTCACGCCGGTCAGCTTGTTCTGGGCGTAGCGCCAGTCGCCGATCGCCGGCGCCGCGAACACCGTCGCGACGACGCGCGACTTCTCGTCGATCTGCCGCGGGCCGCGCGGTGGCGTCGCAGTCTTATCCATCAGCAGGCCAGCGTGCCCAGCGACCAGCGCTAGTGCGGCCAGCCGCTTCAGCAGGTTGTTGATCTCAGTTCCGGCCCCGTCGACGTCCGTCTGCCAGTCGTTATAGGCGTCGGACTTCGACTCGCGGCGCACGCCGGACGTGAAAATGAACCGCACGTAGAGGTCCACCATCGTCTCGAGGTAGTTATGGTAGCGGGCCATCGACTGGCGGTGCTTGAAGTCGACTTCGCTCTCGCGCGGATACGGCCAGAGGTAGCCGCCATTGAGGAAGCCGCCCTGTCCCTCGAACGCGTCGATGAGCGTCGCCCACGATTCGCGGTTCTGCAGGTAGAGCGGATGGACGTATTGCAGCGCCTTAAGGCGGTCAGCGTCTGAGAGGTCGGCGAGGGCCGACACGAACGAGGGCGCACTCGAAGATGGCGGCAAGGAACCGGCATTGATATTAGGCTCAAGCCGACATTCGGCTAATTCTAGGTAATTGTCAATTTGCGGTGCTGGATGCGCAGGAAGGCCTTCACGAGGCGCCGTGCCAGTTGCGATGCGGTCGTGCAGTCGTTCGCCGCGCACTGGTAGAACGCCTCGGCCTCTGCGCCCGTGAGGTGGACGGCGATCTGCACCGTCAGCTTGCGGTCCGGGCGCGTCGCCGGACGGCCGCGGCGGCGCCTACTTGGCGTAGCCTCGCTGGTAGGCTTCGACGTAGAACTGACTGACGAGGTGCTCGACGACATGCGCGTACCGCTCCTCCAGACTCGCCGGGCTCGTTGCCGGACGCCGCCAGTGCCGCACCTTCTTGCCTTCGCTTTCTATGGCCCGGAATGCCGCATGCGCCATCTCGTGCGCCACGATGCCGCCGCCGAGGTGCCCGCGCGAGAAGTACAGGACGCCGATCAACTCCGGCAATTCGTCAGATGTCGCCGAGACGCAACAGGCCAGCTGCTGCGGATGCGCGCGCCCGACTGACTGCTTCAAGACGCGACGCAGAGCCTTCAAGCCGCGCGCGATATGGACGACGAAATACTGCTGCTGCTGCTGGAACGGATAGACGACGAATGCCGGCTTCGGCAATGCGGGCTTGAATGTCCGCTTCGGCATCTCGGCCAGATAGTATACCGACTGTCAGACTTCCAGGTAGAGAAAGCGCGAGCGCCGCTGGCCGTGTATATCCTGCGCCTGGCCGTGCAGGGCGAATTCGCGCTGGCCGAAGTCGATAGACGGTCCGGCGACCGCCGGCCGGCCATGCGCTATCGGCACAACAATCCGCACCGGCAACGGCCACCGGACCAGCATCGTGCGCTCGCAGCCGCACCGCGTCTGCACGACGACTTCGACCGGCGTTCCTTCTACTGGGCGTGCGTTAAAGAACAGGTCATCCATCCAGCCACGCTCTTCCAGCGGGACGATCTGGTAGCCGCGTCGTGCGAGCTCATACAGGACATCGCGCAGCGGCACGAGGTCGTCTTGCGATAGCCGAGCCGCTCCCAACCTGGCGACCGTCGTCAGGTCGCTGCGGTCAAGTTCCTTCTCGAGCCTCACGGCCGGTTCGCCGGCAGGTATCCAGAAGGCGCGGTCATTGGCGCTCATATCACGAGTTATCCATGAATGCCTGATGGCCAGTATTCGCCCACAGAATGTCATTCCCGAAGTCGTTACCGGACAGCCTCGGCGGGCTGGTGCCTGCCGTCACATACACCGGCTTGGCTGCTGGACCGACCCAATTCTTCGTATTATTGTCGGCGATCAGGTTGCCGACGAGACGCACCGCGCGTGCCCGGTCGATGTAGACGGCATAGGCTGGCGCCGCCTGGATCGTCGCGCCGAGTAGGAGCGCTCCGCGCACGCCCGCGTGCAACAGTATTGGGTTCATGTTGTAGGAACCGCCGACGACGCGCAGGCTGCTCACCTTCAATGCCTGCAGGCCGGCCATCGCGAAGCCATCGAATATGACGTCATTCAACTGCACGCCAGTCACATCGAATTGCGCATCAGGCACGCCGATACTCATACCGGTCGGCGCCGAATCGAATGCCACGAACGTCGACTGCGAGAAGCTGACCGTATCAACGCGGTTGCGGATCGCCACGGCACCGACCATGCCGCCAAGCGTCGTAAGCGAGATGTTCGAAAACATCAAGTCGCTCACGAGGTGCTGGCCGTCGCCGATGATGATGCCCCATGTCATTCCGTCGACCGCATCGAACCTGAGGTTCTGGATGCGGTAGATCCCAGCCGACGGCCGGTAGGGCGTAATCTGCAGGCCGATCTTCAGCCGCCGGTCGAACCAGATGTCGTCGATCGTATTGTTCGACTCGCCCTCAGTGCAATCGATCCCGGTGCCGGTGCTATTCGTCACGGCATCCAGCGACAGATGCTTCACGCTGGCGTAGGAGCCTTCGAGCTCGACGCAGGGGAAGTCTCCAGCCGCGACGAGGCTCGTCCCGCGGCCGGCGCCCTCGAGCGTCGCCATGATCGGCACGCGAATCGGCGCATCGAGGACATACCTCCCTTCAGCGAGGAAGCGCCGCTGGTTCGACGCGAGGACGATCTTCATGCCGTCCACGTCGTATTCGGATGTTTCCGCCTGACGTCAGCGAGCCATTCCTTGTAGTGCGCAGCACAGAACAAGTGGTCGCCGTCCTCGTCGCTGCACCAATTGAAGTCGCTCGGCGGCCAGGCGCTTTCTCCGTATTCGACAGTATTCGCGACCTCGACGTCGCCACGCTCGCATCGCCACGTTACGGTCGCACTTACTTTCATTGCGGGCACCTCGCGTTGTTGACGGTGAAGTCTGCGGACCTCGTCGTGGACGTCACGAGGAAGCACTCGTGCGTCGCGACGACCTCGACGAGGACGGCACTGACCCGCCAGGTGCTCCAGGACGGCGCCTTGTCATCCCACGGATAGCTGCTGAACCGCCTCACGATGCGCATATCCTGCTGCGTCGGCATCCGCTCGACGTCGATCGGAATCTGCAGCCGCGTGTCCGACGGTGCCATCCGCACGGTCTGCGCGGCCGTCCGAGTATCGAACAACGCGGTAGCGGCCAAGGTGAGCACGAAGACGATCCAGATAGAAGCCAAAAACAAAGCGTCCGATGTATCGCGCATGTCCTTCTGCCTCAGTTATTTATTATCCGCGTGCCGTCGCGGGATCCGCAACGTCCCACGTTCGGCATCCAGCTCCCGCGCCTGCCGTGCCTCGTCGAGGCCGCGCCGTGCGTAGTCGAGCCACTTGAGGTAGGCCAGCTTCGCGCGTTGGTCGTCCGACATCGACGTGGCCCACTGGTAGTAGTCAGCGATGGTCGCCTCAGCCGCGGCATATTCCGCGTCGGTATGCCGGAAGTTCTCGCGGCTCCACAGCGGCACGCCGTCGTCGATGAGCGCACGCAGCGCGACCGACGAATAGTCAGCCTCGCTGAACTCCTGCGTGGCCTCGGCCTCGGCTCGTACGGCAGGACGTTCGCTGCTGCAACCGACGAAGAACGCAACAAACGCGAATATCGAACCGACGAAGACTATCAAGACCCAAGCCGTCGCAAAACGCCTACGCCACCGGTCTTCATCGCGGTCGAGCCTGTCGCGCCACATCAGGTATTCCGGCGTCACGGCGAAGTCGTATTCCCACATGGCCTTAATCAAACGCGGCGACTCTAGACTGCTTCACGTCTTGCGCGTGCTTGACGCTGGCACGTTCGTCCGGCACTTCCTGCGCGACGGCCTCCCGCGCCTCGGCGATGGCGATGGCCCTGTCGAACAGGCACAAGACGTGTTCCGGCGTCCGGCCCTTATGGTCGTTCCATGAGGCGATGCCGACGTCGTCGCCGATCGCGTCGTGCAGGACTTCCCACGCCTCAGCCAGCACGACCATCTGCTCGCCTGTCGTATCCTGGCGGTTCGCCCTGGCGCTCCCGACGGTGACGACGTTGAGTGCGCCCATCACGCACAGCTCTCCCAGGTCCGTCTCGAACGTCTTCTGGCACCAGCCCCGTTCGAGCAGGAGGTCTTTCGCGCGCTGCAGTCGCTCGCTGAGTCTCATGAATCCCCTCCATCACAGAGCGTTTCCATGCTCACCTACCTCTTCTGCTTCTGGATCTCATCGCGCACGGCGCGCGCGAACATGTGCACCGACCGCATGTCCGAATCGCGGTTGCGCATGTAGAGCCGCACCTCCACGGTCAGCATCCACAGCACGAAGACGACCTGCCATGCGAGGTTGAGGGTGACCGCCAGTTCGCCGTCGCTCATTGGAACCTCCGTTCCGATTTCTCGAGTCGAGCCGCTAATTCCAGCGTGCGCTTCAGGCTGTCGCGCTCGGCCTTCACCTGCTGGAGTTCGGCGCGCAGTTCTTCC